AGGCGGCTTGATTATGCCAGATAAAAGCAAAGGCGGCAGGCCAGCCCACAAGCCGACAGACGCACAACGCAAAATGGTTGAAAGCATGAGCGCATACGGCGTTCCGCAGATGGACATTTCCAAGGTGATCGGCATCGAGCGCAGCACGCTGCAAAAGCACTACCGCGAGGAACTGGACACGGCCACGGCGAAGGCTAACAGCCGGGTTGCGCAGTCGCTCTATAACAAGGCGCTTGGCGATGGATCGTCGGCAGTTACAGCGGCGATATTCTGGCTCAAGACGCGGGGCGGATGGCGTGAGACAAGCAACGTCAATCACATCTCTGAGGATGGCACAATGTCACCGTCTGGCAAGCTGAGTGAGTTCCTAAATGACAGAAAGCCCGGCGGAGAGACTGAAGGCACTACCGAAAGCTGACCGCGACAGGTTCGTAGCCAGCCTGACAGACGCCGAGGCCGATGCGCTGATATACGATTGGCGCGGTTTTCTTGCCCGCCCTGAACAACTCGCACCGGAGGGAAACTGGTCAACCTGGCTGATCAACGCGGGGCGCGGCTTTGGTAAAACCGAGGCGGGCGCGCAATGGGTCAAGGAACGCGTTGAGGCGGGGTCGCGCAGCATCGCTTTAATCGCGGAGACGCAGAAAGACCTTGAGGAGGTCATGGTGGCGCGGCTGTTGTCGATCTACCCTGACGGGCAAAAGCCAACGGCGCGGTTTAAGCCCGTGCGGATCACATGGCCTAACGGAGCGGTGGCACTTGGCTATAACGGCACTGAGCCGGACCAGCTTCGAGGCCCAGAATTTGACGCAGCGTGGGTAGACGAATTAGCGAAGTACAAGCGCGCGCGGCAAACATGGGACATGCTGCAATTTACAATGCGGGCGGGCAATGACCCCCGCGTGATTGTCACGACAACACCACGGCCTATTCCTGTTCTGCGCGAAATCATCGCCAGCGACAGATCGGTAGTGACGCGGGGCAGCACGTTTGACAACGCGGGCAACCTGCCAGCGCAGTTTCTTGAGGATCTGAAAAACCGATACGGCAACACGCGGCTAGGCAGGCAAGAGCTAGAAGCCGAGATGCTGGACGATCTACCGGGCGCGCTATGGACCCGTGAGATGTTCGACGCGCACAGGCTCAAAGAAGCCCCCGAAATGCGGCGGGTTGTGGTTGCGGTGGACCCCAGCGGCACAGGCGGGGCGGACGATAACGGCGATGACATTGGCATCGTGGTCGCGGGGCTTGGTATCGACGGGCGCGGCTATGTCCTGGCAGACCGGACTTGCAAGCTATCGCCAGACGGATGGGGCAGGCGGGCAGTCGCGGCCTACCACGAATTTGAGGCTGACAGGATCGTGGCCGAGCGCAACTTTGGCGGGGCTATGGTCGAGCACGTCATACGCACCGTTGATCGAGGCATAAGCTACAAAGAGGTCACGGCCAGTCGCGGCAAGGTCGCAAGATCTGAGCCTATCGCGGCGCTATACGAACAGGGGCGGGTGTCTCACGTTGGCGGCTTGGCGGATCTTGAGGATCAAATGTGCCTGATCGGGCAAGACGGATACATTGGTGAAGGCTCACCAGACAGGGCCGACGCCTTGGTTTGGGCGATCACCGAATTGATGACTAAATCACAACCGAAAACAACAACAACAACGGTCAAAGGATTGTATTAGATGGCCGTTAATTCGCTGCATCCACAAATCACGCGCCGAGTCCTCGACGATTGGCGGCTGTGCTATGACGCCTATCAAGGCGAGGGCGACGTAAAGCAACGCGGCACCACATACCTGCCCATGCCGTCTGGCTACACGACGCACTCAGACAACGGCATCGCGGCATATGCGGCATACAAGATGCGCGCTCAGTTCCCCGAGGTTCTGGCAACTAGCGTTGGCGCTATGGTTGGTATCATTCACGGCGAGGAAATCGCGGTCGAATTGCCCAGCAACATGGAATATCTGTTCGAGGATGTTGACGGCGAGGGAATTACGCTCAACGACTTTCACAAGAACATCACGCGCAACTTGCTGGTGTCGGGGCGCTACGGCGTTCTTGCAGATGCACCGGAGGGCGGCGGCGATCCATTCCTCGCAGGCTATCGCGGCGATACGATTATCAACTGGGACGTCGGGTTCTTCGTCCTGAACGAAAGCGAGGCAGTGCGTGATGGCTTCGTTTGGGCGCAGCAAGAGAAATACCGCGTTTTGCAGCTTGTCGATGGCGTTTACACGGCGACATTGCACAAGCCTGACGGCGAAACGGACGTAACGCCAACGCGACTTGGCGGTGGTGCACTCAACGCGATCCCGTTTGCCGTGGCGTCTGCAAAGGATATGGGGTCGGATCTTGAAAGCCCGCCAATGATCGGCATCGCAAGGGCCGCGCTGGCGATGTACCAGCTATCCGCAGACTACCGCTTGCAGCTTTACATGAGCGGACAGGAAACGCTGGTCGCAATCAACGGGCCTGCACCCACTGCAGTTGGCGCTGGCGTGGTTCACGAAATGCTTGGCGATGACAATACAACGCCGGACCTGAAATACGTATCGCCAACCTGCGCAGGTATTCAGGCGCACCTTAAGGCAATCCAAGATAATCGGACAATCGCCATTCAAGCAGGCGCGCGGCTGTTCGAGCAATCGGGGCAGGCCAATGAATCTGGCACTGCCCGCAAGATGCGGTTTCGGTCTGAGACGGCAAACCTCAAGACGGTAGCTCAATCGTCATGCTCACTGCTAGAGGCGTCATTGCGCAACATCGCGCGGATGCTAGTCCAGTCGGATGCGGTGATCGAGGCCATCACGGTCACGCCGCCCAAGGACTTGCTGGACGCCACGCTCACGCCGCAAGATGCCGTCGCGCTGTTCGGGTTAGTCGAAAGCGGCGGGCTTGCACAAGAGACATATTACGAGCGCATTCAGGCGGGCGGAATTGCCAGCCAAGAACGCACGTTTGATGAAGAATACGCTCTCATTGAGGGCGGCGATATTCGGGCTGACAGCCTGTAATCACCGTGGCGAGGCCACACCCATAACTTAAAGGAATTAAGCCGATGGCTTTGCATACCGTTCTCGACACTCTCGATGGCATTGATGATGCTGTTAAGCCCTTCTACACCGAAACAGACGGCAAGTTCATCTTGCAAGTGTCCGGCGTAGACAATCACCCCGATGTTGCCAATCTCAAATCAGCATATGAGCGCACGAAGGCCGACCGCGATGCGGCACGTTCCGAGCGCGATGCGGCCAAGGCACTCGCCAAGGACTTCCCCGAAGATTTTGACGCTGAAAAGTGGGCAAAACTCAAGGACGGGAAAGCCGACGAGGCCGCGCTTATCAAGCTACGCCAGACACTCGAAGCAGAGCGCGACGATTACAAAGGCAAATATGAAGCCGAGCAAGGCCGCGCGCTTAAAAACGCATTAGACCGTGATCTGACAGACGCGCTCAACGGCGCAGGCGTCACAAACACGTCATTTGCAAAAGCGGCGCGCACCATGCTGGCAGGCGATGTGAAGATTGGCGACGATGGCAAGCCCTTCGTGGATACCGACATGGGGCCGCTGGCCTTGGTCGATCACGTTAAGCGATGGGCTGCTGGTGAAGGCAAGGACTTCGTGACCCCCGCTTCAGGCGGCGGAGCAACGGGTGGCAAGAACGGCAACGCCCCAGCTAATGCGGAGACGTTCGCAAAGATGGGCGACAAAGAGCGCACGGCTCTATTCCACAGCGACCCCGAAACATTCCGGCAATTAGCCGGCTCATAATCTCGAAAGGAAAGCCTCATGGCTACCACACAAATCTCTGATGTATATGTCCCCGAGGTCTATTCCTCGTACACAGCCGTAAACGGCCCTGAAAAGACTGTTTTCTTTGACAGCGGCATCGCAGTTGCAAACCCCGCGCTTGCTGGCATGTTCTCAGACGGCGGGCGCATTGCTGAACTGCCGTTCTGGAAGGATCTGGACGCATCCGATGAGCCGAACTACGGCACCGACGATCCAACCGATATTGCCGTGCCTGCGAAGGTCACGACAGGAACGCAGGTTGCACGCATGGCCAGCCTGAACCAAGGCTATTCGTCTGCGGACATGACAGGCGAACTTGCCGGATCTGATCCCATGCAACAGGTTCGCAATCGCTTCGGAACCTACTGGATGCGTCAATGGCAGCGCCGCACCATCGCTTCGTTGCAAGGCGTCATTGCCGACAACGTGGCAAACGATGACGGAGATATGGTCAACAACGTCGCAGGCGCTACCAATGCGGATGTTGCGACCGGAACCCTGTTCGGGCGCGAAGTTTTCACCGCAGCGGCGTTTACCTCTGGCGACCACTATGACGATTACGCGGTGTTCGCCGTGCATTCCGTTGTCGCCAAGCGCATGGTCGATAACGACGATATTGATTTCCTTGCGGACAGCAACGGGCAGCTTACAATCCCGTCTTTCCTTGGCCGCCGTCTAGTTGTCGATGACAGCCTGCCCATGACAGCCGCAGCAGGCACGGGCGACACTGACGCCGCCGCGACCTACACCAGCTACCTGTTCGGCACTGGGCTCATCGGCTATGGCGAGCGCAGCACGAAGGTTCCGGTGGAACTGGAGCGTGAAGCGGCTCAGGGCAACGGCGCAGGCGTAGAGACGCTGTGGGAGCGCAAGTCGTGGGTGATCCATCCGTTCGGCACCGCGTTTACCAACACCACGCTGACGGACGGCAACGCCACTCTGGCGCAGCTTCGTTTGGCTGCAAACTGGGACCGCGTGATTGATCGTAAGCTGATCGGCCTCGCGGCAATCGTCACCAACGGCTGATTTTTGAAGCGGGGCGGCATTGTTCGCCCCGTCACAAAGAACAGCGGAGAATGAATATGAACATCAAGCAACAGCTAGACATGCAGGCGCGGTACACAGCGCAGGCAATGGGCGCGACGGCACCAACGGAACCAGAAGCGTTCACGCCAGAAACGATTGACGCCATGAGCAAGGGCGACTTGCGGGACATGGCCGAAGCCCACGGCGTTGAGATCCCCAAGGGAACCAATATTCAGGACATGCGCGGGATGGTCAAAGCGGCCATTTTCACGGGCTTGTAATGGCTGATATTGCATCATTCCGCGCATACGCCCTTGCAAGGGGCGACAGCGCGCCGACAGCAGCGACCGACGCAGACGCAGAGGCGGCACTTGTGCGGGCTGGTGACTACATCGCGGCGGAGTATGTGGCGCGGTTCCTGCCTGCGTTCGTGGACCCCTTGCCAGACGCCGTAGAGGCCGCAACGTATGAGGCGGCGCGTCTGGAGTTGGCAGAGCCTTACGTGTTCTCCAAAACCTACAGCGATGCGGGCGACAAGGTGCTGACAGGCATTGGCGATATTCGGTGGGAGTTTACCGGGCGCAAGGGCGGATCACAGGTGCCGAAAAGCACGCGGATCGACGGAATGATGAGGCCATTCATCGGCGGCAATACCAAGACGTTGTTGCGGTCATGAGCGGTTCGCAAATCGCCGCTGATGTCGCATCTGCACTTATAGAAGCGGGCGAAGCTACAGGCACAGGCGCTTACATCTGCACCATCCGCCGCGCATCTGCTGAACTGGATGAACCGACAAACCCGTGGGACCCGCCAGCCGACCCGGTGAACGAGCCGCAGCTTTTCCCCGTCACCGCGATTGAAAGAATGCAGGACGTGCGTGACATGACGGGAATGTTGGTGGGCATGAAAAAGCGCACCCTGACAATCAATGCCACGGGCGTTACGCCGCTGAAATCTGACACCATCGCCGTCGGCGTTGCGCCGGGTGATGTAGTTGAAGGCACCAAGTTTGAGGAAATTATCTCAGTTATGTATTTGTCGCCCGGTGAAACGGTGCTATTGTACCGGCTTGAACTTGCAGTTTGAGGAACCACAGATGACCGAACCCAAGATGACACCGGACGAGCTGGCGATGCACCTAAGCGATATTGCAAAAACACATGGCGCGGCGCTGACTGAGATTGAATTTCAAACATACACAGGCGCGGCTGTTGGAACGCACAGCTACAGCGAAATAAAAGCATATCGGATGGATCACCCTTATACGATTCTTTCTGCAAGGCAGTAAGCCAATACCAAGCCTTTTGCATTCCCTGGCACCTAAACAGGGGCGACACCGCGTCTGCGCAGATCGTGGCATCCTTGCCGCCTGAGTGCTTTGCAGAGTTTGACCGGATGATGGAAACGGCGTTTGCGTTGGGGATGGCTATGAAGCCCTAAACCACTACCCACATCACAAACCAAACCAAACAGCCCTGCATTATGCGGGGTCATTTTGCATGGGGGTGCAATGGCCCGACCAACCCGACTATCTCGCCAGCAACAGCGCATCATCCGCGACCTGATTGCCAAGCACGACCCGCTGATCCGGCAGGCGTTCGAGGCAGCGGTGCAGAACGCGCACGGGGCAGTAGACTTCCCCGCATTGGTGCAGGCTATCGAGGCAAACAACCTTGCCCGCGTTGTGGAGATGCTGCGGTTCAATCAGGCAATGCTTTGGCCGCTAGAAGAAGCTATACGCACGGCGGTTTATGCGGGCGGCGCAGCAGTCACCTTGCCCAAGGGCATCGCCGGTTCATTCAGCTTTAACGGCAGGCACCCACGGGCTGAACAAATTATCGCAGAGGCAGGCGCAAGGCTTGTGACAGAGATAGGATCACCCGGTGTTGAGCCTATCCGCGCATTGATCCTACAGGCGCAGAAAGAGAGCGTTGGGGCGCAAGTCACAGCAAGACGGCTTGCAGGCGTTCTAAACCCCCGCACAGGCGTTCGTGAGGGCGGTATATTGGGGCTGGACGGCCCAAGGGCGCAAAGATCAACGCGGGTGCGTGAAATTCTCAACGACCCTGAGCAGATTGCGGACTATTTCAAGACGGTGAAGGGCAAGCAGGTGCCGCGCTACACGTCAACAGATCGGCGATTTGATAAGCAAGTGCGCACGGCGATTGCCGAGGGCAGGGCGCTGGACAAGTCAACGATTGAGCGGATTACCAAGGCCCACGATGCACGGCTGTTGAAGGCACGGGGCCAAACGATTGCCAAGAACGAAGCGTTTACAGCACAAGCCCAAGGACGCAATGAGGCGTATCAACAGCTTATGGACGGCGGCAAAGTCGAGAGTATCTCAAAGCGGTGGGATCATAACTCAGCGAAAGACCCGCGCCACGATCACCGCGCATTAGATGGCGTTGAGGTTGGTCTAAACGAGAGTTTTGACGTAGCGGGCGGCACAATGCTTTATCCCCACGACCCGGCGGCTGGCGCAGATCAAACGCTCGGTTGCCGCTGCACAGTGATATACGTCCCTCAGTATCGGAGGCCGGGAAGTTGACTATATCAATGGATGGAGTATCATTGCAGCGCGGATAGGGTAGCACCTGAAAAGCCGGAATATCCACCCGGCCTGCCGCGCATTTAAGTGGATCCTCGGGAGACGGGAATGAAGAAAACAAAGCTGCAAGTATCAGGTAGGATAAGTAATGCTATGTGGGTGAGGGGTTTTTGGCCGGACAATCTGCCAGAAGACCTTGATATTGAAATGGAAGCTTGCCGCAAATTCTATGAATTTTGCATCCAAATGGTAGACGCAGAAACAGAAGGGCGAATGGCGACCCTCAAGCCAAGACCCGCGCAGCAAAGGTGGCAACAGTTTGAAAATTTCGGCAAGTCATCATTAAAGGAACTGCAAAAAATCGTCGGCAAAAGTGACGCATCCGAAGCTAAAGGATGTTTCGACGTAATGGTTCCTCGGACCTTGTATTACAGGCTAAAAAAGATGGCCGAAGACGGTCAGATAAAAGACTAACCACACCACCCACATCATTGACCCAAAGGCCCCGTTAAGCGGGGTCTCTGGCGTTGGAGAATACGCATGGCACCCAAGACGTTTACCGCTCAGTTGTCGGACATCGCCGATCTGACCATCGAGGGTATGGAATACGTGATGCGCCAGTCTATCAGCGATGTGCTTGTAGGCGCGCAGGAAACGCAGATCGGCATCACTCAGGGCGCGACCACCTTTGTCGAGGGGAAGATCCCCGTGGGCACAACTGCGGAGTTAGTCAACAGCCTGTCCGTAGACGGTGGCGGCGAAAGCGCAGACGCCTTCGTTGTCGCAATCGCGGGCTTGGAAATCGGCGAAACCATGTCGTTTGCATGGAGTGCGCCACACGCCAGACGCATTAACAGCGGGTTTACGGGCACCGATAGCTTGGGCCGGACATATAACCAGCCGGGGCGGTTCTTTGTCGATGTGAATGCTGCGAAATTCCCCGCTCACGTCAAGAAACGTGCAAACGAGGTCCGTAGATGATTACTGACACCGCCATTTTAAACGCGCTTGGGCAGAGGCTTGCAACGCTTTCCCCGGCCCTGACAATCGGCTGGCCGAACAAGGACGTGCCAACCGGAACCCCGCATCCGTATTTGATATTCGCCCACGTGCCAGTGAGCCGGACGGACAGCACACTGACAGGCGGCGGAACAATCGTTCGCGGGTTTGCGCAGATCACGATCATGTCGGAGATCGGCGTATTCTCAACCGCTGCAACAACTATTGCGGACAGCATCGCAGCCTTGTTCCCGTACACGCTGCGCCTGCCCGTCACCGGCGGTTTCATCACCATCATGGGCCCGCCAGAGGTGCAGCAGGGCTATCCTGACGGCCCGCATTGGCGCGTCTCAGTGCGCATCCCTTACAGCGCGTCCTAATCACAACATCGGAGGCCAACATGGCACGCAAGAAAACCGCTCCGGCGGATCAAGAAACCATAGAGCAAGACGCTGCGCCAGAGACACCAAAGGCGGTCGCCAAGCCCGCTCGTGTTCGGCTGAAAAACACCAAGGCCAGCAACGGCACAGTCGGCGCAATCGCCACACCACTGCAAAAAGACGCTGCCGCATGGCGCGCAATCGGCTGGATCGACGCCGACTAATTGCCCCGCCTGCGGGCTGCGCCGGTAGCGCGAACGGTAGGCACTTCACTTCAACTTTGGACAGCAACACCCCGATTAGTCGGGCCTGTCCGCTTTGCCAAATGAAAGGGCAAATATCATGGCTACTCGGAATTCCATCGGAAAGACGATCTACTACTCAACAGCACTTCCAGCAACCAACGACAAGTCAGGCTTTGAGGCCCTGACGTGGGTTGAATTGGAGTTTCCACAAACACTTCCCCAATTCGGTGTGACCAACGCAAACATCGACGTATCCGACCTTAAAACCGGCTTTACCAAAGGCACCAAGGGCGCGGCATCCGGTGTTGACAGCCAAGGCTCGTTCCGCATCGACGGCAGCGCACTGGCAACAGGCCAAGCTGCGTTTAAGACGCTGTGCGACGGGCCAAGCGGCGCTTGCGCTATCAAAATCGGCACAGGGACGGGGGCAGCGGGTGCTTTGGTTGCAACTGACCCTGTGGAATACGCTCAGGGCTATGTTCATAGCTACCAAGAGAACCAAGCGACCGACAGTTCTTTCGAGGGCGCGGTTTACAACTTTAAGCAAAACGCCTTGACCGTCAAGGACGTTGAACCTGCCTAACTAATCCGCTTCGGCGGGTAATCGGGGGGCGGCGGAGTGGTTCGCCGCTGCCTCCCACATTGAACCGAACCCCAAGGATATCAAAATGGATTTTAACGCCAACTACAACAGCCGTGAAGCCGCTGAAACCGGAACGCCTATGCAGATCGTTGACCCGTGGTCTGGTGAGCCTGTGATGGACGGCGACAAGCCTTGTCGGGTAATCGTGCGCGGTACGGCATCGCGTTCTATGCAGGCTAAGATGCGGGCAAAGCAAAAGGCGGCTATGGCATCCAAAAAGGCCAAGGGCGACAATACGGACGATGAGGCGCGCGTCATGGAGGATGTGCATAACCAGCTTTGCGAAGGCGCTGCACCTTTCATCTTCGGGTTTGAGAACGTCATGAACGGCGACAAGCCCGCGACTGCCGAGGATGCAATGTGGTTCCTCGATCTGACATTCCCAGAAATGGGCGTGAAGGAAAACGCAGACGGCGAGCAGGTTACAGACAAAGACGGCTCGCCAGTGTTCGAGATGAAGAATAACCCGTTTGCAAAACAGATCGGTGAATTTGCCGGAACGCAGGCAAACCGCATGGGAAACGCGCAGAAGGGCTAACCCTTTACGCGCGCCAGATCGGCTATCTCCACGCCTTCCCCAAGGATCAAAAGCGATGTCGCTTGGATCAATGGAAAGATGCAGGCGTGGAGGACTTCGGCTTGCCGGAACTGGACGCAGAGGAATACCTGATCGGGCTGTTCTTTGATCTAGGCCCGACGCGCAGCAACGGCATGGTGGAAGGCCCGACGGACTGGGATATTCTTGCGCCGTATGCATCCGCCAAGGGGCTGGACGCCGACGACACCGCGATCCTGTCCGATATGTGCAAGGGCTACCATGCCGAGCGCGAAAACGGGACCAACGCGCTGGCAATCGCGCCGGTGGATAGGCCCAAGGCATCCCGTTAGCGGGGTGTCTGATCCGGCGCAGGCAGGCGGTCGCGGATTTGTTTAAGTGTCTTGATGACTTCGGAGGTGGCAAGCATCCCAAGCCCAGACGCCAGCAATGCGGCACCTTGATAGACGGTAATAAAATCACCGCTTGCAAACCCGACAAGTGTGAACATCGCGCCCGCGACTAGGGCGGCAGCACCTAAAATTCCTAAAATTCCGTCCACCATAATTCTCCATTGGTTCCGCACCCAACTTAGGGTCGCGGCCTATTTCTCGCAAGGATCAAACATGAGCCAGAATTTCGCTGATCTGATTCTTGGGGCCGATACGACTGGCCTACTCAAAGGCAAGAAGGCGCTTGAGGATACGACCAAGGCGGGTACGGCTACTGAAAAATCTGTTGGTGGAACCGAAAAGGGTTTCAAGAAAGCTGGCGACAGTGCAGGACGGGCCGCGCCACAGGTTGAGAAGTTCAACAAGGCAACAGGCGCGGCACACGCGGCTGCACTGAAGGCGACAAAAGCGGTTATTGGCATGGCTGCGGGGTATGCAGCGTTCGCCGCATCGAGCGCATCTCTGGGCAAGTTTATTTCCGCAACGGTAGAATCTGACAAGGCTCAGGCACAGCTTGCAGCAGCTATCACGTCAACCGGCGGCGCAGCCGGAAAGGCCGTGGGTGATCTGAACAATCACGCGGCGGCTTTGCAGGGCATCACGAATTACGGTGACGAAGTCACCAATGCTATGCAGGGGGTACTGCTGACATTCACAGCAGTTAAAGGCGACACATTCAACGCGGCCACAACTGCTGTTCTGGACCTTGCTACAGCAATGGGGACTGACCTTAATTCGGCGGCGCTGCAAGTCGGCAAAGCATTGAACGACCCTATACTTGGCATGACCGCGCTTTCCCGTTCTGGCATCCAGTTTACGGAAGCGCAAAAAGAAGCCGTCAAAGCGATGGTGGCTACAAGCGATGTTGCAGGCGCTCAAGCGGTTATCCTTGCCGAGCTTACAAAGCAATTTGGTGGGTCTGCCGAAGCCGCACGCGATACCCTTGGCGGCGCTCTGGCCGCTCTTGGCAATGCGTGGGGCGATCTATTCGAGATTGCAGGTCCAGCGTCTGAAAAGCTGCGGGCGTCAATTGAAAACCTCATTGGCACAGTGACCGACCCCAAGTTTGTGCAGGCGTTGCAAAACATTGGCGCGTTGCTGTTTAGCATCGCTGGCGTGGCGCTGGATGTTGTGGCGGCGTTTGGCTACATTGTTGGATCAATTTCAGGCGCGGTATCGGCAGTTTCCGGCTTCGTCCGTGATGTTATGGGCCTTACCACAGCAAACGAAATTGCGCAGAGGGTTATCGACAACGGAACGCTGGCAATGGGCGACCAGATTACTCAAATCCAAATCCTCACGCGGTCGACAAAAGAGGGTAGCATTATTTCCGAAGAGGCCGCGCGTGTGCGGCGTGCAGAGGCTGAATCCCTATTGCAGGTTCTTGACGCAACGCGCCTGCTAAACCAGCAAGATTTCAACCAAAAAAGCGGCCTAAATGAGGCGCTAATTGATGTTCAGCGCCTAACAGAAGAATTGGAGACACTGCGCACAGTAAAGGCGCGTGCGGCAGAACAGGGGCTAAACTTGCCGGGCATTACTGCTGATACAGCGAGCTGGAACGCGGAACTTGAAAATGCAGAAAACCTTTTAGCTCAGGCGCAAATCAAGGTTGAAGCCATCAAGCAGGTGCAGCGCGAACTGACATTCTTGACTGACGATGAAGTGGGGCGACGTCAAGAACTTGTGGACCTAGTTTCAATGCTTGATCGTGGAATCGTAAACGTGAAAGATGGTCAGGTATTTCTTAACGGCCAGTTAGTTGAGGGTGTTGATCTTTCTGGTCGCCTTTCGCGCACCATCGGCGGTATTGACTTCAGCGCCGCCCGGACGGGCGCTGCTCTTTTGGCCGCTGACCTAAATGTAAACATTGAAAAAGCAATGGCTTTGATGGGCTTTCTAAATACTACAGCGGGTATTCAGGCCAGTGTATTCAAGCCTAGGTTGGGGTTCGGGGGGCTTGGGCCAGCAGACCCAGATGCCGCTGACCGTGCGGCGGTTTCGTTCGGAAATTTGGGCAATAGCGCAGAAAGCGCCACTGCCAGAATCAATCAAATAAATGCCGCAAACGCGGCCCTTAGCAAAACGCTGACAGCAACTACTTCTGGCGCGGGCAAGGCTGCTGGGGAAGCCGCAAACGAGTTCGGCAACATGGCCGACGAAATCGAGCGGCTAGAGTTTGATGCGGACCCGCTCAAGAAATACAACGCCGAGATTGCCAATCTGGACCAGCTAGTGGGAGCGGGCTTATCCGATGGTGCATACCAAAAAGCCGTCAAAGACCTGAACGAAGAGTTCGCCAACAGCAACCCGACCATATCAGCATTCGGTGACGCAATCGGCGACTTCGTGGCGAGCGGTATGCGCAACTTTGGCGATCTGCTGGACAGCTTCAAAAACATGATCAAGCAGATGATTGCCACGGCGATTGCCAACCCGATCAAGCTGGCGTTGTCGGCTGCTTTGGGTGGGGGCGGCACAGCGGCAGCAGCGGGTCAACTCGGCGGCGCGCCCGGCGGCGGCGGTATCCTTGGCGGTCTGACAGCGGGCGCGGGGAACTTCATCGGCACGCTTGGCGGCGCGGGTGGCTTGCTTGGCGGCGCGTCCAGCGTGTTCAGCGGGCTTATGTCCGGCGGGCTTGGGGGCGCGGCTAGTGCGATCGGGTCTGCTGTGACCGGCATCGGGTCGGCAGCAACAATGCTTGGCGGCTTGGGTGCTGCAATCGGCGCGGTTGCTTTGCCTATCGCGGCTGTGGCAGCAGTGTTCTCATTCTTCAAGACCAAAACCAAGCAATTGGACGCTGGCATCCGCATTACTGTGGACGGAATGGACGCGCTTATTCAGTCTTTCAACACGGTTGAAAAGAAGAAATTCTGGGGGCTTTCAAAGAAAGTCAGAACCAGTTTCAGCGATCTGGACGCAGCGACAGCAGGGCCACTTGAGCGCATTCTTAGCCAAATGCAGATGGGGGTGATGGGCGCGTCGGAAGCGCTTGGCATCGGTGCATCAGCATTCAACGACTTCAGCGCGTCCATTCAGGTCAGCACCAAAGGCTTGAGTGATGAAGCTGCACAGAAGGCCGTCACCGAGGCGCTGCAAGGGTTTGGCGACGACTTCGCGGGTATGATACCCGGCCTTGAAGCATTGCAGCGTGAAGGCGAAGGCGCTTATGCCGCTCTGACACGCCTATCCTCGTCCCTGAACGCCGCGAACACCATTATCGATACCCTGGGCGGTACGCTGTTCGATCTCAGCTTGTGGGGGGCCGCTGCGGCCTCGGGGCTGGTCGATGCATTTGGTGGCCTTGAAAACTTTGCCAGTGCGACAACAGCCTATTATCAGGCGTTTTATTCAGAGCAGGAACGCTTTGACACCTTGACCCGCCAGCTCACGCAAACCATGGGCGAATTGGGTCAGGCAATGCCAAAGAGCCGCGCGCAGTTTCGGGCGCTGGTCGAGGCGCAAAATCTCGCAACCGAGAGCGGCCGGCAGATGTTTGCGGCGCTGGTGTCGATGTCGGGGCAGTTCAACTCTATTCTGCCGGCAATTGACAGCCTGGCAAGCAGGCTGGGCGCACTGGTGGCTGGCGCTGTCGACGCGGCCCTTGGCCCAATTAATAGCCAGATCGAGGCGTCAAACGCAGCGGCTGCACAAGCGCGTCAATCGGCGGATGGATTCTTTAGGTTGGCAGACAGCCTACGGACTGCGGCTGGCAACATCGGGGGCGTTCGCAATGCGGCGGATCTCGCCAGCGCTGGTCGTGACTTCGCGGCTAACTTTGCAAAGGCCGTTAGCGGCGATGTAACCGCGCTTGGAAGCCTTGGCGGTTCGGGGCAGTCTTTGGCCACCGATAGCGCCGGATTTGCGTCAACGGCTGCTGAGTTGCGCCGTATTGAGGCGGGTATCAGTCGGCAGCTTAATGAGGCCGCTGCGGTGTCTGAGGCTCTTGGTTTTGGTGCTAACTATCAGGCGTTGTTGTTTGATGTGCAGACCGCTGCGCTAGAACATCTGCGCGATCTTTTGATGTCTGGCAATGTCACCCAAGAATTGTTGCAAGAGCAAATATATGTTCTCGGCAACATCGGGAATATCATCCAAGACAGCGCCAATTTGCAGGTCGTTGCGGGCAGAACTGACGCAGGGGCTATTCGGGCAGGGTTGGTTGATAATTCGGGCCGTGTTGTTGCTGGTCTTTCTGCTGAGGGCGCTCGCTATATCGCTGGGCTTGAGGGTCAAACTGCGGGATTGGCAGCAGCTATTGACGCGAATGGCGATGGTTTAATTTCAGCGATGGAGGCTCAGACATCGGCCACCCTTTCCACCTATCAAAGCACTGTTTCGGCTTTGGCATCGGCGATTGACCGAAATGGGCAAATGACAACGGCACAGATCAGGGCGTCTTTGGCAGGCAAGGCATCTGACGCGGCGATTACAGCCGTAATAAATGCGGTTGACCGAAACAAGGACGGCATCATCACGGCTGAAGAAAGCCAAGCCGCAAAGATCATCGCAAACGCCACTCAGCGCACCACCAGTGAATTACAGGCGATCTACGGTCAAGGTTTGACGTTCACCAACGCGATCACTGGCCAAACGGCCAGCATCACCGGCACCCAAGACCTGACAAACGACGAGCTTAACACAGTTCAAAGCCTGCAAAACGACACTGTAAACATTACGGAATTGGTGCAAAGGGCCGTCGAGGGCAATGAAAGCCTGAGCGCAGCACTTCTGATCCGCCTATCAAGCGGTATATCAGTTTCAGGCATTGGCCAATTGCTCACATCCAACACTGGAATAATGCGTCAACTTGAATTGATCAGGGCCGCTATAATCAGCCAGATCGAGGCCCAAAGCACCGCAGAGAACGCGGCTATTGCGGCGGCGCGTCAAAACCAGATCAACGCCCTCACCACCGAGGCGCAGCAGGTTCTCGCCTCTATTTCGCAGCTTGGAGACCTTGTTGCCGCTGCAGAGGCGCTGTTTGCCCAGACCCCTCAAAGCACGACCAGGGCGGAGCAACAGTGGAACAGTCAGGGCGAAAACGGCTTTTTGTACTTCTCCATTCCAAATGCCGAGTACCCCAAAGTCAGGGCGGAGCTTGAGGCGGCGCAGCTTGCCTATGAAAACACCAAAGACCAGCTCTCAGGCATCCGGCTTTCCCTGAATGATTTAGGCATCATCCCCTCGTTTGACGGCGGCGGATACACCGGCTTGGGGTCACGCTCAGGCGGCATGGATGGCAAGGGCGGTTTCTTGAGCATGCTGCACCCAAACGAGACTGTCATTGATCACTCACAGCGAAAAATGTCACGCGGCAACAGTGGGTCAATGGATGCCAAGGCGCTGCGTGAAGAAGTAGCCGAACTGCGTCGCGTGATGGTTGAGGTCGTGAAATACGTCAAACGCACCAGCGAGGTGAACCGCAAATGGGACATTGACGGCGCACCAGCAGTGAGGACTTAAAGAATGAAAATCATCCCGCCAATTGAAGTTACCGACGCAAATCTAACGTCCTCGAATGTGCCGGAAACAGACGCGCCATTTTGGTTGGTCGGAACCACATATGTCATTAACGATCAGGTTATTTACGAACATAACATTTATGAGAGCCTCTCGGGCAGCAACACTGGAAACCAACCAGATATTAGCCCGACTGAGTGGTTGTTTCTCGGTGCAACCAATCGCTACAAAGCATTCGACAAACGACTGAGCGATGTAGTTTCTCAGGCTGAATCAATCACATATACAATAAACCACAATGGGGAATTTGTTAGCGCAGTTGCATTCTTTGGCTTGAAAGGATCAACCCTGCTTGTCGAAGTTAACGACCCTGACGATGGGTTGGTATTCTCTCAATCATACGTTCTGCTTGATGATACTGGCGTAATTGACTGGTCAACCTATTTCTTTTCGCCAATTGGTGTCCAGCGCCAAGAGGTGATTGAGGTGGCGCTACCGCCATTTCTCAACGCATCAACAACAGTGACTATAACAAATGCGGGCGGGATTGCGCAGGTCGGTCAAATCGTTCTTGGGCGGTTGTTTGATCTTGGCGTTACAGTTTACGGCACAAGCATATCCATTGAAGATTATAGCCGGAAAGAGCGTGACGCTTTTGGCAATGCAATAATCGTTGAAAGAGCATTCGCGCAATTGGTTGATTACGACGTAAGAATTAGCACTGAGTTAGCGCGAAGAGCGCAAAACACTTTTGCCCAATATCGCACCACGCCAATCGTGTGGGTTGGTGACGAAAAAGAAGAACTTGGAACAATCGTTTACGGCTATTACCGACGTTTTGACATCACGCTTTCGTCGCCCCTGATATCCGACGCAACAATCGAAGTAGAAGGACTAATCTAATGGCCGCTCCCACCGTTTCTTTGCTACCACCTGCACCAAGTCGTGCAAGCCCTGTCGACTTTTCAGCCAAGGCGGATGCGCTGCTCGGATCGCTTGCGGGATGGGTTTCTCAATCTAATACACTTGGCGCATACCTAAACACCACGAGCGCAAGCATTGAATTGCTGCGAAATCAAACGGTCGTCGCTCAAGCCGCAACGGAGGCGGCTAGAGATGCTGCTTTTGTAAACGCCAACGTGTATTCAAGCACATCTGCAGGCCTATCCAGCACAGCCATCGGGGTTCAGTTTCAGGTCGTTGCGGGTGATGAAGTTATCCGCTACCGGCATGATTCCGGCCCTGTTGCAACTGAGGTCGCCAGATACCCTGCGGCGGTGGCATTTTTGGCGCTTAACGCGACCCTATCCCAAAGCCTGTCAATGATTGGCCAAGTTGCAGGGCAGGTGAACGGTGGCCGCGCCACACTGGAAGGAGGGACGCTTGCCGACCCCGCTCTACGCATCGGAACGGCTGGCATCTACAGCGCGGCTGCTGACACATTATCAATTGTAATTGCCGGATCGGAGGTCGCGCGGTTCACCGCATCCGGCCTTACCGTTTACGGCTTGGTCACGGAGGTATGACCCAATGAGCTATAAGCACAACCTGCAACCCATGACCGGAGAGAGCTTTGTCCGCTGCAATCAGATCGTCGTTGACAATCGGCTAAACAAAACTCCCGCCATCACTTTCTCGCAAGAAACCATCGTGGGCGGCCCGGATGGGCCTGTTTTGCATATCCCGATGTCACCCGTGCCCATGGCCTTTGATCCCGTGGCCACAATCCCGATCATAAACCCTGAAACCGGCGAAGATACGGGCCAAACCGCAACCCAAGCCGAGGTCTATGCGCTCATCTATAGCGCCTACCTTGCAACCGTTACCGCGCCGCCGGACGGGGGGGCAGTCTAATGACCGCACTCCAGGACAACTTGCGAACGCAAGTCGAGGCAATGAGCAAGGGGCAGATGACGGTGCGCTTCACGACCAAAGGCCAGCCCAGCTATTTTCATCGGATCTCTAAATTCAACGTAGAGGACCTTGACGCAAGCCTTGGGGCTGGTGTGCATCCGGCGTTCATCGTGGGCGGCGTTGAAAAAGATGAAATACTGATCGGCACCCACCAGGCCGCTGAGGTGAGTGGCGAAATGGTGTCACAGGCGGGTCTCATGCCCAGAGTCAGCATCAACCACGATCAGGCCGTCACGCTCGCGCGCGCCTCCGGTCTGGGGTTTTGCGTATGCACAAACGCCATGTATGCGGCAATCGCACTGAGCGCCCGCGCATCTGGCCGGTTCCCGCGTGGAAACAACAACAACGGTCGCGCCTATAATGCGCAGGGCGAATTTGGTGTGAATGCTGCGGGCAATCCAACGCCGGGAGGCAGCTTTGGCGCGCCGGTTCGGGCGGGATCAGGCCCCGTCGCCTGGAATTACCCGCCAACGCCATTCGGCATCCAGAACCTCAACGGCAACGTGTGGGAGTGGTCGCCGGGAATGCGGGTCGTTGACAGTGAAATTCAGGTGATCCCCAACAATGACGCTGTGCTTTTGGCTACCGACCTGAGCGGGTCGGGGCCGTGGCAGGCCATCCTTGCCTCTGATGGTACCCTAGTGGCACCGGGCACGGCCGGCACCGTCAAGTATGCTACGTCAGGCACCGCTGCGGATACGCTCACCTGCGGGAACGGAGCAGCCTTTTCGAGCATGACCGCAAACACGGTTTCCACGGCGGCACTCAAGCGGTTGAAGCAGCTCGGCCTTATGCAGCCAGGATCGCCGATCGAAAGCGATGGCTTTTACATTACCACAACCAGTGAGCGCCTGCCGATCCGTGGCGGCTATTGGAGCGTTAGCTCTCGGGCTGGGGCCTTCGCCCTGAACCTGAGCAATTCCCGTTCGGTCGCGCTCACGAGCTTCGGCTTTCGCCCCGCTTTCGTAATCTGAAATCTGCTGAGCTGAAATCTGAAGGCCGCGCGATAGCGCGGTCCATTACCGCAAGGAGCGCCGGCTTGGACGATCTGAAAATCAGACAGAAATGCGAGGAGATGATTGCATATGGATATGTTGCACTGCGTCAATTTCCAAAATTTGAACGGCACGTCCTGGGTGCCGAGATAAGGGACGCTATGTGGGGCGTGCTGCGTCTGATTATTGTCACCAACAAGCGCTACCACAAAAAGACCACGATGCAGGATCTGGATGCAGAGCTTGACTTGTTGCGCTCACAAATCCGAACAGCCTTTGGCTTGCGGTATATCGACCTGAAAAAATACGAAACATGGTCTCGCCTCATGGATGAGGTGGGCCGCATGATCGGCGGCTGGTTTAAGTCGCTGAAAGGAGGGGTTGCGGGCCATGCATGAGCGCCTGCCGATCCGTGGCGGCAATTGGAGCAATAGCTCTCGGGCTGGGGCCTTCGCCCTGAACCTGAACAATTCCCGTTCGAACGCGAACACGAACATCGGCTTTCGCCCCGCTTCCGGGGTTCGTCAGAAGGCAAAAGCTCAAGGGCTTTCGCACAGAACACCCCCGAAAGGGCCTGTAATCCTCGGCCAAGTGCCGAAAAAAATAAACAGGCCGGAGTGTCGCAGTACCTGCTTGCGGAGACCCCTCATTCCGGCCGTCCCTATTTGCGAGAGTGTCAATGGCCAAAACATTTAATAACCTATGGGAAGCCGTGACCTCGTGGCCCTCGCTCCTCGCGGCTTGGGAGAAAACCGCAAAAGGCCGGCACCGCCAGAGGGACGTCATTACCTTTCGCGCCAACCTCGAGCCAAACCTGATCGAGCTTCAAAACAGCCTGATTCACAAAACCTATCAGACAGGCCCATATCATCTCTTTTTCGTGTTTGAGCCCAAGCGCCGCGAGATATCTTCGCTACCCCTCAAGGATCGCATCGTACAGCATGCCCTGGTTGCCACCCTAGAGCCTATTTTCGACGCCAGATTTATAGATCAGTCATATGCGTGCCGCCCGGGCAAGGGTGCTCACAGGGGCGCGGACGCTGTGCAGGCATACCTGCGCGAGGTCAATCGCAAACACGGGTCCGTTTGCGCGCTGAAAGCAGACATTTCCAAATATTTCCCCTCAATATCGCACGACGTATTAAAGCGTCAGATACGCAGGCGGATCGCCTGTTCGGAAACACTCACCTTGATCGACGGCATTATCGACAGCACCGCCGATCCATCCGACACATTGCCGCGCGGAATACCGATCGGAAACCTGACTTCGCAGCTTTTCGCGAATATCTATCTGAACGATCTGGATTACTTTGTGAAGCACACGCTGCGCGAGGGCCGATATTTGCGCTACATGGATGACTTCGCAATCGTGCACCCTGACAAGTCTCACTTGCACCTGGTGCGCCGCGATATTGAAGATTTCCTATGGGCACACCTCGGCCTGCGCACGAATGCCAAAACACAGGTATTTCCAGTCGGAGACGGGGGCCGCGCGCTGGATTTTCTGGGGTACCGCATCTGGCCAACGCACCGCGCGCTGCGCAAGGACAGCATCAACCGAATGAAGCGCAAGATGAAACGGATGGCATCACTTTACCACCAAGGCCGGATCACTTGGGATGAGATCGACCCCGTGATTATGTCTTGGGTCGCGCACGCCAGGCACGCTGACACATACAACTTGAGATCGAAGATATTGGGTGGCGTGGCGTTCACACCCCCGCCCCTGCTAAGTGATCGTCATATGATTGCGCAAAGAAACGCAAGAAAGAAGTTGCTCGACACATGAGCCGCTACACCCGCGCCCGCGACTGGTACGAGCCGGCCGGGGGCATCCGCTACCGCATCACAGAGCCTCTGACCTGGTATGTGGGCTGCGTCGAGACAGGCGCGGCCTATACGGTGCCGGCGGGGTTTGTGTTCGACGTCTCGATCCCCTGGATCTGGCGCTGGCTACTCGATCCGCACGATCGGCGGTTTTTAAAAGCGGCCGCGCTGCACGATCACTTTCTGTCCATCGGATGGGATCGGTTCACGGCAGGCGCACAGTTTCACCAAGCGCTAATGGCCGACGGTGTGGGTAGGTTTCGAAGGGCAGTAATGGCGCTGGCTGTTCTGTTTTTCAAATACCGATAGGATAAGAGGGATAAGAAATGCAACTCACCGAGATTGAAATTGCAACGGCGGTTGTTTTTCTCGCGCTGCAAATTGCGGACGTGTGGACAACGATTGTCGGCATGAAAACTGGCGCGACAGAGGCCAATGGAATCGTCGCGTGGCTAATGCGAAAACTTGGAAAAGGCTGGGTGCCGGTTAAGCTGGTTGTGTCTATTGGCGGTGCCTATCTCGCAGGGGCCGGCGGGGCTATTTGGGCGGTCTGGATTCTATGCGCTTTATTTGCCTATGTCGTTTTCCATAATTACCGCATCATTAAAGACCGCAAAGCCCGTGGGTTTTAAGGAGTAGATATGAATAATTCTGAGCGGGCAATCCCCAAAATACTGAAGCACGAAGGCGGGTATGTAAACAATCCGGCTGACCCCGGCGGGGCAACGAACAAGGGAATTACGATTGCCACGTTTCGCCGCTACATCAAACCCGGCGGCACGATTGCAGACTTAAAGGCGCTGACCGAGTCTCAGGCCGTGGTTGTCTATAAGCGTCAGTATTGGGACGCTGTGAGTGCGGATCTTCTGCCGTCAGGTGTTGACTACGCCGTTGCTGATTTTGCCGTGAATAGCGGGCCGTCACGGGCTGGCAAGTATCTGCAAAAGGTTGTCGGGACGGCACAAGATGGCGTTGTTGGTCCTGCTACCATTGCAGCAGCACGGGGGCTTTCCGCGCCTGACGTTATTAACGATATTTGCGATGAGCGGCTTGCATTCATGCGCCGTATCAGGGGCGGCAGGCTGTGGAAAACATTTGGCCGTGGCTGGCAGCGCCGTGTTGATGATGTGCGGGCTGTGTCATTGGCGTGGGCCACGCAGAAAGCACCAAAGCCCATTATCGACACAACCCCCGCGAAACCCCCGCAACGCAGCCTATGGGTCGTTCTGGCGTCCCTGCTGGCGTCTATCTTTGGAAAGGGCAAACCATGATTGGACCCATATCGCGCATCATTTTGCGCTACGTTTCGGGAGCAATGGTTGCTTACGGCTTGGTCCCGCAAGATGTCGGTGCAGAAATTGCCGTCGACCCTGACTTGCTGGCATTGCTTGGCCTTGCTCTTGGCGCATCGACTGAGATTGCATACGCCTTTGCAGTAAAACGCGGGTGGGCGAAATGATGCGGGTTGTCATCACGGTTGGCCTGATCTGCGTCATGGGGCTGGGCGCGTTTTTCTACATCCGCAACGCCGAGCGGGCCAAGATCAACAACAGCAACACCACCAAGACAATCGAAGGAATACGCGATGCCCGATCTATTGAAAACGAAACACGCGGCGAAAGCGATGGCGGTTTGCTCGATTATCTCCTTGGCAGGGTGCGAGGCGAAACCGTCGAGTGATCCAGCGTTTAAGGACGTGCAACGGGTACCGCCCATAACCAAGCGGGCGACTGTTGAATACCTAGTCGGTAATGATCGTCTGCTGGCCGAGTGGGTAGCAGAGACTTCGCGCAAGTGCGATAAATTCGGATGCGTGGGGCAGGATAATTGACGTTTTTGGAGACTGTTGACAAGGTGTTCAGCGCTGCGCCTGAGCAAATCACCGCGCTCTGCCTGTCCGGTGCTGCGGGTGCCTATGTCCGGGCCGTCTTTGCCCCTGAAGCAAGCTGGAAACGGCGGCTAAGTGAAGGCTTTGCGGGCGCTTTATCAGCCATCTTTCTCGGCGGCATTGTCGGGCATTTGCTGGATCAATTCACAGACGCTGGAACATGGGCGTACCTCGCTGCTGGTTTTGTCATGGGTGAGGGTGGAATTGCAGCCGTGCGGGGCGTCCGCAAGATCGTTTTGAAAGAAGAAAACAAATGACTTTCGCGCTCTTTGCCAACAACTTAACATCTACTTCGCTTGTGATTGCAACGTGGTGGCTGGCACACCAATACGCCCGAATTTACCCGGCGGGCCGCGTCATTGCCGCGTTTCTTGCTCTGCTTGGCTTTGCGACCCTATACACGATGTTTGCCCGCAATTTTGATGCGCCGATTGTGTGGCCGATCATTGCGCAAAAGGCCATTCTGACATTGGTTTTGGTTATGATTGCAATTCCCGGCAAAAAGCAAAGAGGCCCGTAGCATGTGGATGCTGGTTGTCACGATGTGCTTGCAGCTATCCCACACAGACGCAGAGTGCCGCGCCACGGTGCAAGGTGTCTACGGCAAGCCTCAGACATGCCGCAAGCGCATGGAAGGCCAGCACGAGGCGCTTTTGACGCTTGCGGACGATATCGGTGCACGGGTTCTGTTCCTGTCAGTCAAATGCAGCAAGGGCAACGACGCATGATGCGCTGGCTTGATGATATGTCCTGGCGTACCTGCTACATCGCCACGGGGCTGCGAATGTCTTGGTGCGGGCTGGCCTATTGGGGCGGCTGGCGGCGCGTTGTGTGGTTTCTGGACAAGATCCTGCACAGGCGAGAGCCGGACCACTGCCGTAGGTCATACGACCGATATAAATAGCCCGCGTCCTGTAATGGGGCGCGGGTTTTTTGCGTTTGGGGAGGCGTCTCTTTTGTCTGAACCATATCGGGCAGGGCGGCGATGATCAGGTTTGCCGTAGCTTTTGGATCGTCATATGCGTCTGCGTACTGAATAATTTCAGCCAATTTATCCCGCATCGGCGTGGTGTCTGGTTTAGCGGTCATCGGTGGCTCCTTTGGCGAGGGCGTGGATAGCGGCTTCCTCGCTGTCAAACCACTGAAATTCCCAATCGTCTTCCTCGCCGTCGCCGTCCGTGTCGAGTGCGACTTCGACGCCCCATTTTGGCGCACCCTTGTGCAACGTCTCTACCTTCAATGGCGTGCCGTACCAGCCGTCCATCATGTCGTTTCTTTCCGCCCACGGCTGGGTGTACTCCCATTCGCAGGGGTCATAGCAAAAATCAGGCTCAACAGCCGCAACGCTGGGCTGCATGGCGGCTATGGCGGCGCGGGCAAGCTGCGTTTCATCCTCGGTCAGTTCATCACGGGTAAACGTCCGGCTTGGATTGTTTCGCTGCATATGGATGCGGTTCTGATCGCGTATAGCCTTCGCCACGCGCTCTACGGCTTCATCTGTGGGGATGGTCATGGGTGTGGGTTCCTTGGTTAATTCGCGGCACATCGAGCGGGCTTCGTCCTGCGTTAAGTCTTGCCCGTGTAACTCTCCGCCTTCATCCCACACGCTCCACTTCCCAAGCAGGGCATCGTCAAGCTGCATCCAAATTTCATCCTGTGCAAAGGCAAGTGGCTGCGGCCCTGCGCCCATGCTTTCAAGCATAGCAGCATCCATAGCCAAGGCTTCCTGCATTGTTTTATCCATCCTCATATCCTCTCTATTGTAGCGCGCCGCCCCCGCCCTCATGTGGCGCACGCGGTGGGGGCGGCTCTGGGTAGACGGTCCACGACGTACCAAAACGCCAGACCATGCGGCTAACGCAGCCGCAGCGATGCCCTGTTAATCAGGGGATGGGGTGCGGAGGGCGAGGCACGCGCCATTAAGGGTCATGTTAAGGTGTGTATCTTTGAGCAAAACACCATCAGACGAAAACAATGCCAGCATGTCAGCCAGCGCATCCCGCGCCGTCTGTACCTGCGCCTGTGCCTCGGCAAGCTGGGCGCGGAGGGCGTCGCGATCATCTCGCAGGTATCGCAAGCAATACGCGGTGTCGTGCGTTTGATACGTGCCGTAGCTACGCAATCCGCTGCATCCATTCAGTGTGTGCCCGCAGTGTGTGCCCGCAGTTTAGGCATGGGCGGTCAACCTCACTCATTGTTCTGCCCTCCTGTGGCGCGTAGAATAGCTTGATGTTCCGCGTTCGTAAACAGCGAGGCGTCGAGGCGCTCTAGTGCCGCCATCACCCGCTTTTGCAGCGCCTCGATCTGTTCACGCTGGGCGAGGTAATCTTCATAGCTGACAAATCCGCCAGCGGCGTCCGGCTCGATGCCGTTACTAAAGCCAAAGCCATTCTCGTTTCTGGTCACAGTGTACCGATCTACTGTTTGTCCCGGTGTCATATCAGTCCTTTTTCCGTCGCCAGCCATTCGGGCAGCGTGACAGTTACAATACCGCCTATTCCCGTTTCTTCTATTTCAATCTGGGACAAAGCCAACCATGCGGCTTCCTCTTTGTTGCCCGTGTGAAACAGCGCGGCCTTTTCGGTGCGAGCCTCAATGGCTCCGTCTATGTCAATTATGTTGCTTTTCATTTCAGTCTCCAATCTCGCCGCAGATGTCGCAGGTAACGGGGTTATTCACGCAGGCACCGCATGGGGGCGATATGTGGCAGGTGCACCCCTCAACATCATCGTAGTGCATTACGCCCTTGCACGGCTTCGGCTTATATCCGCGTGGCATGCCCTCGTCAGGCTCAGGGTACCGCCCGCAGATGTCGCAGTCCTCGGTCCCGATCTCGTCGGGCTGGTCGCAGTGTGCATCGGCGGCGATGGCGTTGCCGTCTGTTGGGTGTCTCATGTCAGCCACCATTTAATCAGCGCCCAAAGCACCGCCCCGATCAATGTGCTGGGGATGATCCACCAGCCGCTAATCATGTGTTCCATTGCTCTATCCTTTGTTGTTTGCCCTGCCGTCCATCCGCATGTGGCGGGGCGCGAACAGCAGGGCGTCTGGGGGGCCGACGTTAAAACAAACACCCATCGGGTTGCTTGTCGCCACTGATACGCCGTGGCCGCGTTATTCCCTTTTTGGGAATTTGAAAAATCAATCTCGCCAAGCAGGGCGGCGACCCATGGTAATGACATGATGTACATCCGATGGCCCAGACTTGCGGCAGATGGCACAGGGCAGTTCCTTGACGCTCGCTTCCATTCCTTGCCCTCGCGTATCTCGGCAGAGGATAGCTTAGGCGCTTTCTGGCCAAGTGGCGGGCGGGGGCTGATCTGGTTCACGCTGCCCGCTCCTGTTCCGCTGGATCGGTTAACCGAATGCCTTGCCCAGCATATTTGCGATGCACCGCGTCACACATTTTTGACAGTTGCGGCTTTGTCATTACCGAAGTGACGGCGATGTAATCCATGGCGGCTATCTTTTCCTCTACTGTCAGGCGCGAAAGGTTGCCCACGAAAGCCACGAAGGCCGGATCGTCTGCCATTAGGATCGGGGAACCTTGGTAATACTTGCATTCGCGTTTCACCTGGTCGGCGGTTTCAAACGTCTGCGCTGCGATTTCGCAAAACCACAGATGCAGCAGGGCGTTTTGCGATAGGCTGCGCTTGGCCCCAGGGGTGACTGTCACCGTGAAAGGCATCTTTAAGCCTCTCAGGTATTCAGCCAGCGACCGGGCCTCTGCTTCATCCATGATTGAGCGGGTCGGCATTAGATAAGTGTCACAGGGGCAAATGGAATTTCATCCCCTAGATCACGGCCTGAGTTGGCATTGCCTCCTCCACCTGACTGCCCACCTTGAGGCGATTGATCGTAACCGTCACCAGATCCACCGCGCTGATTGCCGTCCTCAAAGATTGACACCATCACGCGGTCGCCAGATCGGCCACCGTTTGCATCGGCCAGAATCTTCTGTTGCAAAAGAATTCCAGCCAGATTCACCGTAGGGTCAAGCAAAGCGTATTCGCCTTTGTAGTTTGACATAATGACGCCAATCTCGACGTATTTGGCTTTCGTCTCTCCGTCCTTTTGGTACTCGCCAGTTTTTGCTTTCAATTTTTTAACCATCTTCATTTTTCCTTGATATTTGTTGTTGATTTTCGTCCGTGGTTGGCGTCCTAGAATGCCTCCTTTTCGGTCCAGACGCGGACGCCCTCGATGGCGCGGGACTTGTGATTGCGGCGAACGTATTCATCCACGAAGGCGGCAATCGCGTCGGTGTCGCTTGTATAGATGTCCATCAGCGCCGCTTTATGGCTGTCTATCTTGTAGCGCGTAACGGTGCGCATCCCTTTGAGCGCATCCTTGGCAACGGCCTTAGCTGCGTTCTCTGCGTCGATCACGGATTGCTTGGCGGCGGCAACTTCCCGTTGCGCGTCGATATCAGATGCATTCGCAGCGGCGGCTTTGGCCTCGGCTTCACGGCGTAGGCGGTTGGTTTCTTCCCACGCCTTGCGCTCGGCTTCTGCCTTCTCAGCGGCCAGCTTTTGCTTGAACACGTTGACGGTTGAAACGAGGCACCCTTCGATACGCTTGGTGTCCTCAATGGTTGGATTCCAGCGGTCCTGTTCTGCCTTGTAGATGGCATGTAGTGGCTTTGTGGCGTCCTTCTGGCCTGCCTCAAGATCAAGGCGGCACTGGCGCATTGCTTTGCGCAGCGCATCCACCTCGTTCATCTGTGCCTCGTTCTCGACGGGCTTACCGTCCGTCCAGTTCTCGGCCTCCTCGCGGTCGGTGTTATACGATCCGGTGATTGCGTCGATGGGATCAGGCGGCGAATTGTGGCCCATGCCGGGTGTCATATTGTTCATGCGTGTTGCTCCTGTTTGCTGCCGAAGTCTGGTATTTCATCGCCGCCAAGGTCGTTCTTGGCGTCCAGTTCGGCTTTCCTAGTGTTCTTGACTTGCTCAAGGGCTGAGTATGTGCCGCCACTGGATGCTCGGATTTCCGAAATGGTGCTGCTTTCGCTTGTCCAGCTTTCGCGCAGATCGTCGATGCTTTCGGCACCCTTTAGTTTTCCGGTGATACGTTTGGCGGCTGCTTCATAATCAAATGCGGGCTTTGCCTCGTCCTCTACGTCTTGCGCCTCAATCGCGTGAAGGTCGCCCTTGTGCCAAAGGTCCAACGCAGCACCAAAGCGCATCGCAGCGTTGCGCAGCGCATCACCGATCCGCTCTTTCACCGCATTGCCGCCTTGCTTGCCGTCTGCATCGCCATAGCCAAGGCGCGTCACACCGCAAACTGTCAGCTTAATCCACATACCGCCTGTCTGGTCCAAGGCTGGTTGCCCACGTTCGTCTACGGCGACAGGTTCCCAATTCCATTCGAAGTCACAGTCAAGCAAGCGATCCGTCAACGCGGCGTGGCCGACATAATCCAGATGCACCACGTCCTTGTGATGCCATGCGCCGCATAGGTTGCAGCGAATGCCCAGCTTGAAGTTTGCCTTCACATCGTCGGTTTGCTTGCGTGTTGGCTTAGGCAGCTTCGATATTGCGTTGGCCGGAAACGGCACTCTCAGAAGCGCAAGGCCAGATACCGGAGCGGGTTTTGTTTCGGTAACGGCGTTCATGCGACTACCTCCAGCTTTGCCAAAATTGCGGCATTAAATGCGTCTGCAATTGCGTGAGCAGCGGCGGGCGTGGTGTAGATCGGCATTTCCTCACAATCTGCGCTGTGAAAGCGAACCGAAGCGCGGCGCTTGCCCTCCAACTCAAACTCGAAAACGGTCGCGTGTGTCGGATTGTGAAACTGGACTGTTAGTCCCATTATATTATCTCCCAAATATGGTTGGCGAAGGTCCAGCAGGCGACAGAAACAACTAAGAAAACGATTGCAGACATGGCGCGGTATTCGCGTTTTTTTGCGGGTGTCGGGTATGCCCAAGGGCCGTGGCTCTGTTTCATATCTCTGCCTCCGGTCTGACGTATACAGTCGGTTTTGCCGGACACATTTCAATCGTTTGGAAAATCCAAGCCTTATACTTGCGCCAGAATTTCAGAGCACCTTTGCCGTCCATTTCCGCAATCCGATGATCGTCAAAGTCGGCCCATTCGCTGATCAGGTGGCGTTTGCAACCGATTTGCAAAATGTCGGCGGTGTATGTGATTGAGTACCGCTCAATCTGGATACACTTGACGTAATCGTTGATGCCGTTGGCACCGCTCAGGTTAGCATCGCGCAGGTTGGCACCGCCCAGGTTGGCACCGATCAGGTTGGCATCGCTCAGGTTGGCACCGCGCAGGTAGGCACCGCGCAGGTGAGCATCGCTCAGGTTGGCATCGCGCAGGTTGGCACCGCGCAGGTTGGCACAGTACAGGTTAACACAGCTCAGGTTGGCACCGATCAGGTTGGCACCGCGCAGGTTGGCATCGCTCAGGTTGGCACAGAGCAGGTTAACACAGCTCAGGTTGGCACCGATCAGTTTGGCACCGATCAGGTTGGCACCGCGCAGGTTGGCATCGCGCAGGTTGGCATCGCGCAGGTTGGCACCGCGCAGGTAGGCACCGCGCAGGTTGGCATCGCGCAGGTTGGCATCGTTTTTCACCGCCCAGCGGACAGCAAGGCCTAGCTTCACGCTGCCCAAGTCTTTATCTCTTGGCTCAATTTCTGAGGTAAACTGGACTGCGCCTGCAACCCTGCTGAATACGTCAAATTTAATCATGTCTCTGCCTCATATGTTGTCAGGTGTTCAGCGGTGCGGACCTCACGGCGCTTCATCTCCGAAAGTGCGAATTGCATGTCTTGGATTTCTTCGGCTGCGGTGTAGATGTCGCGGAAATACGCGATAATGCGGCGGATCATTGGCTTACCCCCGGCACGTATCCATGCCCGTCGCACTCAAGGCACCATTCGGTGAACCTGCCGCCCCGATCATCGTCACAGCTAACACCGCTCAAGGTATCGGCGCATGTGCTGCATTTGACGTGTCCAGCAGGGATGTAGGGCTTGGGAAGGGGATCGGTGTAGTCGTAGCAATCCCAGCAGATCGCCCCATCGAAGCGTTCAACATATTCAGCCAAGAGAGGCGCATTTACATGCCCATCCGGCACGATCTGATTGCGTTCCAGATCATCGCGATTGCATGATGCGCAGACACAGTAGCCGTCCATCTGTTGCAGATTGCTCGTGGCTAGAACGGCGTTAATGGTGTGGTGAATGCTCATGTCCGCACCGCGTCGATAACATAAGCGGGCGTTACCCAGCTATGTACGATAAGCGACAAGCATGGCGCAGGGCAGGCGGGCATTGTGTGGCGTGACAAGCCAGCGCAGAAAGCCTTTTCAGCCTTCGTGCGGTAGTCTGTGATTTCTTCGCGGCTGGCAGTCCTGCCGTTCGCGTCGGTGTAGAAATGCGGGGTCATAGTTCGTCCTCCAGGTTGATTGCTTGAGGATTAAGGTATCCACCAATCGTGGATTATGCAAGCACTAAATCACAAATGGTGGTATTGCAATTATCCACATATGGTGGATATAATGCCCTCATGATAACAACCATTCAATTCGCTGAGAAGGTCGGACGCCAGAAAATGGCATCGGCGCTTCAAGTTCTGCCAACGGCTGTGAGCAATGCAGTGGTGCGCGGAACATTCCCCCCGTCATGGTTTAAAACCTGTACGGGGCTTGCAAATGCGGCGGGCATCCCTTGCCCCCCCGAACTGTTCAGTCAGCGTCCTTTTCATAATACACCATCTGTGGATTGCCGAGATGATATTCAAGGGCAGTCACCCAAGGCAGGTGCAGCATGACACGCACAGCCCTATACCACCACTTCGGCGCAGACGGCTTGGCCGCGCTTGAGGTGACGGCATGACGCAGAATAGATCCTCTGCGGTTATGCAGCAAGATAATGAGCCACACGATAGCCTAGGGGACTTCCCGACCCCTTGCTGGGCCACACGCGCCCTGTGTGAGTGGATCGTTGATCGGGGATATCAGACACCAGACATAACCTGCCGTGAGCCAGCCGCCAACCGGGGCCACATGGTCAAGCCGCTGCGTGAATACTTCGGTACGGTAGAGGCATCGGACATTCACGACTATGGCGCTGGCTTTCCGGTGCAGGATTACCTTTTCGGCGCAGAACCGATTGGTATCGTAGACTGGACGATAACAAACCCGCCATTTCGTCTTGCGCAACAATTCATCACTCAGGCGCGCAACACCAGCCGCCACGGCGTTGCCGTCATTGTCCGCACCGCGTTTCTTGAGGGTATCGGGCGGTATAACGACCTGTTCAGCACGGGCGCACCGACCGACATTCTGCAATTCTCGGAACGCGTTGTGATGCACAAGGGCAGCACGGCCACTGCGTATTGCTGGCTGATCTGGCGGAACAATGACCGCACGGGCCAGACTGCGTTCGACTGGATTGCACCTTGCAGAAAGCGCCTTGAGCGCTCCGGTGATTATCCGGTGGAGGCCGCGCAATGACTTGGCTGATAGCATGTGAATACTCTGGCCGAGTCCGTGACGCAATGATTGCGCAGGGTATCGACGCGGTATCCTGCGACCTGCTGCCAACCGAGGTCGACGGCCCGCACATTCAAGGCGACGTGTCGGATCTTCTGCGCAAGCGTTGGGCCGGGGTTATCGCTCACCCGCCATGTACCCGGCTTTGCAACAGCGGCGTGCGCTGGCTGGCAGAACGCGACCTATGGGATGACATGCGCCAGGGCGCGGCGTTTTTCCTTGAGTGCCTCAACGCAAACGCCCCCATGGTTGCAGTGGAAAACCCCGTAATGCACCGCTACGCCCGTGAGATCGTCGGTCGCGGCCCTGACTTCACGTGCCAGCCTTGGCAGTTCGGCGACACGGCAAAGAAGCGCACCTGCTTCTGGACGCGCGGCCTGCCAGCATTGACCCCGACAAGCCACATGACAGCATCAGACGCCCGTGCGGATTGCCACCTTGCCAGCCCCGGGCCTGATCGCTGGAAAGAGCGCAGCCGGACCTATCCCGGGATTGCCAGCGCTATCGCATCACAGTGGGGCGTTCTCAGCATGGATGCCGCAGCATGACCCCCTTTACAGCATCCCGGCATTCATGTGCCGGGCTATCCGCGACCTCCCGCGCGGATCAACTGGCGGGGGTTGAGCGCTCAGGCGTTTCCCCCGTCCTTTTATTCACACCACAACCTAAACGGTTATGAAAGATTTTCGCATGGACGGATCAGCTATTGAGCAGACAGACAGCCACCGGGTTGCAGCGTCAGAGTTGCGGGCATTCGTAGAGCGCATCGAACGCCTGCGGGCAGAGATTGCAGAAATCAAGGAAGTCGAGAAAGAGGTGTTCGCTGAATTGAGCGGGCGCGGCTATCTCAAGCGGCCCGTGCGCACGATCATAAAAGAACGCGCGACCGATCCCGATAAACTTTCGGAAGAATCTGCGGTGCTGGACCTCTATAGGGAGGCATTGTCCAATGGCTGAACTAGAACGCTTACGCTCATCGCTAGAGCGCCGCATACAGGCCCGCCAAGGCCAGCCCGGTGTGGTTGCGCTACGTCACCGCCTGTACGCCGTCACGCATGAGATATTAGCGCGGGGTGGCAAGAATGGCTGACGCTATCACAGGGCAGATACAGTGCTTTTCAGTGCCGTTTCCCCCCAACGAATTATCACCAAACGCCCGACATCACTGGACCAAGGTAAACAAGGCCAAGAAGCTGCACCAGCGGGCTGTGTGGGTGTCCCTGCTTGAGCAAAAGATACGCAAGATGGGCGACGCCAGTATCGGCTTTGAGATGGCGTTCTATCCACCCGCAAACTACGCCTATGACGATGATAACCTTGTGCACCGCATGAAGGGCGCACGGGATGAAATCGCCCGCTTTATCGGTGTTGATGATAACATATTTCGCATGGCTGCGCCCGTTATTTCTGGCGCTGAACCGCCCTTGGGACGTGTGGCTATTACACTGCGCCCGTCGATGGTTTCCGTCCCTTTGCGGGGGGCGATATCGTGAGCCACGATGCAACAAACTGGGCTATTAAACAACGTGGATTGAAGCCTGCGGCCAAGGTTGTGTTGTGGCACTTGTGCGACCGCTACCACCCCGACTACGGCTGTTTTCCAAGCAAGGAAACGCTTGGCCGCGACTGCGAAATGTCGGTGCGTTCTGTCTACGACCAGATAGCAATTTTGGAGGCTAAAGGGCTGCTGAAAGTAGTCACTCAGGCGTTCCAAGCGGCCAGCGGCAAGTATTCCAGCAATTCCTACATTTTGGGGTGCGACCCTGCATTTGGGCCAGATGTTGATTCACCGTCGGCAAAATCTGCCGTCGGCAGAACTGCGCAATCACCGTCGGCAAATTCACGTAGTCATTGTCGGCAAATTTTGCCGACTAACTCTGTAAGTAAACCAGTAAATGAAAAACCCCCTAACCCCCAAGGGGGAATGGGGAGGATTTCTAGATTTGGGGTTTCAGAGAATGTTTTGAAATTATTGAAGGAGCAAGAGCAATGATGAAGTTTGAAGAACGTAGGGCCAAGGCGAAATCGGCGGTTGTTGAATTTCTAAGCGGATTTGCCCCGCCAAGAGGTTTGAGCGACGAAGCGATGGCAAAGCACGTTGCGAATATCGCCGACGCCTTTGCCCGTCGCCTGCCAGTTGGCGATGAAGTGCGGTTCAACTCGGATATTGAAAAAACCTTCACAGCGATCCGCGACAATCACAAAGGCTACGCTTGGCCCGTTCAATCTGAGTTTGTCGATGCAATGCCCAAGGGCGTTTCGCAATCGGGTGCCAAGTTGCAGCAATACCAGCCCGACGAAAAAGAGGCGATGGTTCGCCGCATGTCGGCAGGTGAGGCCGTGCCAGAGGGTTACGTGTGGGGGCATATGGCCGCCTCTATCGGCGCAATGGCTGGCCGTGATGTGTTGGACCAGTATCGCCGCGCATCTGTGTCTGCGTTTGTCGATGTGTTTGCGAATGACGCTTACGGGATGTTGCAAGCGAAATACGGCGATGTTGTCGCCCCCTATTTCTCAGCACGGCGGGAGGGCGCAGCATGAGCAATCACTCTCAAATTATCCGTGAAACGCTTGATGACATGGAATCCCGTCACGCATCGGAACGCCGTGCCCTGTTCGACGCAATGACAACCAGCGCTTACCGCAAAGGCGTTTATTCTCAGGACTGCGAGGACGTGCCAGAGGCCGAGTTAATCCGCATTCATCGCCGGGTGGCCGCAACCAAGGGCTTGAACCCCGACGAAATGCAGCGCCGGGACCGTTCGACGTATCTCGTCGCAGCCCGTTTTCAGGTTTTCTACGAAGCCAACTTTGCCGGATATTCGCTGTCGGAAATCGGGCGGTATTTCAACCTCGACCACACGGCAATCAGAAACGGCATAGCCCGCCACGCAGAAAAGATTGGGGCCAAGAAATGAATGCAGTCGAGCAAGCAATGCAATTCAACGGCATCACACCGCCACAACCGGGAAGCCGCAAGACAACCTGCCCAAAGTGCAGCCACACCCGGCGCAAGCATTTGGAAAAGTGCCTGCGCGTCGAAGTCGATGGCAACGGCGTCTCATGGAAATGTTTTCACTGCAAAGACGAAGGGAACGACACGATATGAACATCACTCAGAGAACCGACAACCGCCACGCCCAAGCGTCCACCATGGCGGCGGGTGTTATCCCGGCCAACCTACCTGACGCCAAGGTTGACGAGTACGCAATGGGGCTTGCTATGATGCGGGCCGCTCGGATGGAGGGTCACAAGGGCAAAGCGCCTTCAATGCAAAACAGAGGCCGCGAACCGTTTAGCCGTGAAATAGATGCCGAAATTCTGCGGGTGATTAAAAAGGAAATGACAACGCGGCAGATCACCGACGCGGTTTGCCGGGGTCTTGGGCGAGAAATTCACATCAAGACAATCGGCTGCAGACTTCGCGGGCCGCTGTTTGACTTGCTGCACCACCGAAAAGCCACATGCGGGGCCGTCTGGACAATGAAGCAATGAGCGTCCCGCCGTATGACGCGCAGCCGACAAGCGAAGTCAGCTTGGCACAGGAACCCACCCCCGAAATGGAGCAACAGGTCAGAGACGCTGTCGGGCGGCTTACATGGGGCTATCAGTCGGCAGCAACCGTCCTGGCCGCTGGGGTCCACGTCAACGCCCTGCGGACCGCGTTGGTGCAGCTAGGGCGCGATGCAGACGCAGAAATCAAAGCAGCGATTGGGGCGATTGATGATTGAAGGCATAAAATACACGCAGGGCCAAAGTAGGGCTAAAATTATCTGCGACGATTGCAACCGCGATGAATGCGTACCTTGCGCCTATGTCACCAAACAGATCGGCGGTCGGCCGGCGCGCCCCAACGAAAGCCAAGCCCGCGCCAAGGCGCTCACAATGGGGTGGACGTACATAAAGAACAAACTCAGATGCCCAAGCTGCGAAGCAAAAAGAAAGGTGGTTCCAATGAAACCCGTGAAAGCCGAGACACAAACGCCAGAGCCAACAAAACGCCAGCGCATCGACATATTCACGATGCTTGCAGAGTGCTACGATATTGACGACGGAAAATACAGACAGGGCGATACTGACGACACCTTGGCCGAGGTTCTTGGTGTTCGTCCCGGTTGGGTGATGCTGATCAGAGAAGCCGAGTTTGGGCCGGATGGTGGAAACGAGGACATGGAAAGCCTTTCATTGTCATTCAATAAATCCCGCGCAGCATTTCGCGAACTTCTGGAAAAATCAGAAGCCCTGGAAAAAGAACTGGAAACAATCAAAGCAAGTGCAGCCGCAGAGAAGAACAGGTGGGACGGACTTGCGGCGCAGTTGTCAGTGATACGAAAAGCCGTTGGTCCGCGCGTGGCAAACCGAGTTTCAGGGCAAGCATGAAAATTGACGCGCTCGAGGCCCTGACAAACGCAATCATCGGCCTTTGCGTCTCATGGGCCGCAACCGTCTATGTGTTGGGGTTCTCGCCATCTCAATCAGCAGCAATCACCGCCATGTTCTTCGCGCTGTCATTTACACGCGCTTGGATACTCAGGGCGATATTCAGAAAGGTAGGGCGAGCATGACACTCAAAGCAATCAACGGCAGCGGCAGGCAAGAGGACATCGCAGACAGCCTTGCCGACGCAATTAAGGATTTAATATACGAGCGGGCTGGGCCGGGAATGTCGGTCGCGCTGGCTATCGGCATTCTAAAAATCTGCAAAGCTGAAATAATGTTGGAGTCCATGGATGGCGAGTAAAGCACAAAGACGCCGCAACAAGCGCCGCGCAAACGATCACACAGACGTTCCAGAGGTGTCTGGGGGCCAAGTGCTGCAACTCCGCGCCGTGGCGAAGCGGAAAAGCAACAAGCCCACGCCTGAGCGCCAAAGCAACAAGCCCACGCCTGAGCGCCAAAGCAGGGGCGTATGGGTAAAAGGCAAAGAGTACCAGCCAGACGTTGACAGAGCGTCAGACATGGCGGGCGTCCTGTACCACAAGCGCGAGATAAACCAAGCGCAACTCGAAGCGGCAAGGGCGTTTCAGGAAGTCCGGGCCGCTTACGTTGCTGAGATCGGCACGTTTGGCTATAAATCCTGCCTTGCAGGCGGTTTTGGCGGGCATGACGAAAGCGACGGAAACCCCGAAGTGTTCAAGGCATACCGACATTTCACGCGCCCCTTAGCAAAGCAGCAACTTCGTGCGCTGGAAGTCGGGCTTGATATGTCGCCAGATGAAGCGGGTAGATTGATCGTTTGGAAAATACGCAATGCGCTAAAAGCGTTGGTGGCTTGACAACACGTCA